TTACTCAATTCTACAATTGTATTAGTGCATCTAGGATGAACATATATTTTATAATCCTGTAACTTTTGGATACCTGAGTTAACTGATCCTTTTGGTTTCTTTGCCCCATAGATACGATGCAATCCCATATCTTTTAAGGTGTCAATATCTTTAGGTGCTGATGAGTCTGCCGCTATCCTCTGGTTATCATATCCTTTATACTTTACAGCATCTCTGATATTCTCATTCTTCATATAGGTTTTGTATATCTCATCGAAGATGAATATTTCCTTATTTTTTTCGTCTACCATCAATGCTATAAATGCAGTCGGGTCATTGGTATAACCAAAGTCCATTCCAAATAACTGTTTATATTTCGGTCGGTCATAAGTATCAAGTGACCTCTTCATTGCCTCAATATCAAATTCGAGTTCCTGCCAATTCTCAAATATAAGACCCTCAGCTATACCCCAATTACCTTTCCCTTCTATATCATATCTACGAGGATTCTTCGCTTTCATCTGCTCAAATATCTTTAAGTCATCCTCACCGAGAAACTCATTACAATCGTAATTCCTGGTTATTGCTAATACATTCTCTTCGTCGTTTACGCCATCTGATCCGACTATATCATAGAATCTCTTCTTTAGCCATATCTTATCAGACCAAGGGTTGAATATAAGGGTATGCTGCTTAAATAGAGGGTGGGGTATATCACCTCTGATGGATAAATCTACCTTGTTAAAATCATCTTCATTGGTACATTGGAATGCCTCCTCCCACCATGTCCAACATAGATAACCATCCTCTACCGTGATTGATGTGATTGATTGGGGGTCGTCAAGACCTCTGAACATTATCTTTTGACCTGATGGAATATAAATCAATTCTAGTGGTGATTTAGTTGCTTTCCATAGATGAGCAACTCCAAGACGATTGATTGACCATTTTAACTGAGCATATGTTGAGTCTTTATGAGTATTATAATATCGTCTAATAACCAAGGTATGAGGTTTAAGCCCATATTGATGCCAATATTTCATCATATTATATGGAAACCAAAGGGATGATGTGGTTGATTTCTTGCTTCCGCGCCCTCCCTTTAATACTCTATATCTATGTCTTGAGTTCCAAAACGTCTTATACCCTTTCCCGACAATTTCGGGCAGGCTCTTCTTGGTTACTAAATCTGGTATCATCGCCGCGCCCCCTTAATCTTCCAAATCTTCCTCCCCGGTAAACATTACCATTCCATTGAGATTGAGTGTTTCCTCATTAAATCCTTGCATCTTATTGAGTTCTGCTACTGCATCTATTATCCCTTTATTATTGACCTGGGACGCTCTTCTTGCTTTCCTCTGTTTGAGTATTTGCTGTAAATATAGAGGGGCTTTCTCTGGGTCTTCCTGCATAAGCTTTTGTAACAACTCAAGTTCCTCTTCTGCCGCTCGGTCAATTCTTTCCAGGTCTTTCTTATTTACATCAATGACATATCTCAAAGTTTTAATGGATTTCTCTCTCGTCCATTTGGTCTTCTCGGTCTCAATCTCTCTCATCTCATTAAATAATTCATCGTACCTTTGTCTAACCTTTTCTTGCTTAAACAAAGTTGAGGCATTTGAGTCAAGACTTGATACCTTCCAATTCTTCTTGTAAGGGTAGGCTTTTAAGTATGCTTGTCTTTGAGTATTTCCTTTTAATAGCTCCTGTACAAATATCTCTTGAGCTTTTGTTAATCTATTATCAAGATGCTTACTTCTTGCCATCTCCTATCCCTCCTTTCTATATTTAATATACTTCTGATTTTAACTCAAGTAATTCCTGTATTCTTTCATGAGCTTCTGACTTTGATAGTTCTTCTATTTCCTCTATATCTATTTCCATATTCAATTCATTATATAATCCTATAATGTAATCTCTTTGGTTTTCTGTTATCATTTTCCGCCTCTCCAAATTTTATTCAATTCTATCTATTCCATATTCTACCGCACATTGATGTTCTAATTTACATCCTCTCGCGTTTTCCCATCCTGGAACAAAATAGGCTATATCTGCTTCTGCTAAGTATTCTAATGATTTAGCTAAATAATGCAATGGTTTCTTATCTGGCCCAAAATCATCAAAGAATGTTTCTAATATTTCAACCTCTTCTCCAACTATGTCTTTTGCTATATTAATAGCTTCATTTCTTTCCCTTAATATTTCCTCATCTGTTTTACCATTCATGGGTTGAGATATAAATAACTTTTTCATTATTATTCCTCCTATACATATATTGTTGATTCTTCTGGTAACCCTTTTACCTTCTCAGGCATATTGTTTACAATTATTATTTCGCACCCCCGTCTTTTTCTATCATCTGGAATACCTTTATTCCGCCCATGAGTATCAGCATCTTTAGAAAGAATACTCCCATATGTCCCCATTCTAATACTCTATGAGCTTGTGTATAATCTGGACTGAAATATATTCTGATTAGGTCTGCTATTACCATTATTAATAGTACTTTTACTAAATGTGATAACTTAAAACTTATCATCTTGACTCCCTCCAATAGTTTTTCCTCTTTACATAATAATATCAAGAGAAGGATGTCTCTCTTAATATTATTATAGTACATATTTGGACTCTTTTCAATGTAAAAGTCTATTTTATCCTTATATTGAGTTCTTCCTCACCTCAAATAATGGTTTATAGTTTGATTCTGCCGTGAATTTCTTATAGCAAGTATTACCAAATCCCAATTCAATTGATTTAGGATTCTTAAGCTTCCTTCCGCATCGTCTGCAAATGTTACTTTTTCTTATACTTTCCGGTTTTAGCATCCCGGTTAGGTCTTCCATTATCCCCACCTGCCTTTCTATAGCATGTGTATGAGCATTGTATCTTTGTTATCTCACCCTTCTTTTTAGTCTTATACATATGCATTGCCGCTGGTATAAACTCTTTACCGCATATGCTGCATTTTCTAGATTTCATAATATCCTCCTTCCCTCTAAAGTAAAGAGGCTAATATATAATCCAATGCTATGCTTTGGTCTATTGCCCCAGTTTTAATACCCTTTTCGGTTTCTCTGATACTCCTCAGTCCTTTGACTAATTCGCCTATGCTATAATGATTACCTTTATCTCTTGCTATCTTTATCTGCCAAGCAGTTAATCCGGTTCTATTTGATACATCTCCGCCTCCTGCGCTTTGTACGAGGAGCATTGACCTGATATTGCTATATAATAGACTAATGACTCCCAATGGATTCTCATTGACTTCTTTTAGCTCATGCCATAGCGCATAAGATTTATGTGGTTGGCGTCTACATACCGCATCAATCAATTCAAATATTACATCCTTTGGCGATGAGTAAATCAATTTCTCTCGGATTGCTATTTCATATGCCTGCTCTATGGTTACATTTTCTGCCTTTGATAGATGGGCCAACTTGTCGCACTCAAGTAATATCCTGCTATAATCACAGTCACATAGATTAGCAAATTCGATTGCTTTATTTATTTCCAATCCGATTTCCTTCTTGATATACTTTGCCAAAACCTCTGGAATCAATTTCTCAAATTCCGTCAGCATATCGGCGTGAGATTTATAGAATTTACTTCTTTTATCAAGGTTCGTATATATCAAGATGATTACATTCTCACCTTGAGTTACCCCGCTATTTAATCCCGCCCATATCTTTTCTTGACCTAAATAGTCTTTATCATCTCGTATTACATAGCAGTTTGGTTTATTCATAAGGGTATTGTTTTGTAATCTGCTATATATTGAGGATATTGAGTCCATCCTTTTAGCTGGTACCCCCATTACCTCTGATATCTTTTTTATATAGATATCCATTACCGCTACTTCTTCCCCGGTAAATATATAAAGCGGTCGCGTAATCTTTTTAACCAACTGCTCTTTGAGTTCATGTAGTTGCATTATTTTACCCTTCCTTTATCCATACCCCTCTGGTTTCCAATATCCACATATCAACAGTTGAGCTTTTATTGACTCCGTTGATATTTAATTGAGATAAGTATTTACTGGTCACTTTGATGGTATCCTTTAACTCTCTGCTTGGGGTCTCAATCATTAATTGCCTACTGGTGTACATGATTGCCTTAAAGAATAGTGATATATCCCAACCACCGTCTCCCTCTTTATAGTTAAATCTTGATGCTATCTTGAAGGCATTTGCTCCATTGACTATCCCAATATTCTTAATTACAGTTTCTACAAATTTATAAAACTCAATTATATTATATCGTACAATCAAATCTATCTCACCAGGTACGGTACAAATATTAGTTACAATATGCTCCTCTGCTTCATTGAGGTCATATCCCTTTTCATCTGCATATCTCAATAATTCGCTTGGGGTATATGGATCGAGATTAATGATTGTCCCTCGACTCCTCAAAGTCTGAAGAGTGTTATTTATATTAGTGATGGTCATTATGAAATATGCCTTTTGCGGGGGTTCCTCGGTTATCTTGAGTAAAGCATTCTTTGCTGCTAAACTCATCTTGTCAGCGTCTGCCAATAAATAAACGGTCGGTTGAGTCTGCTTATAGGCAAGTTTTATGATATCTCTGATTGTATCTACCTTTACATCAGTACTAATCAACTGAGCATTGAGGGTCTTTGCTATCTCTTTTGCTATGAGCTTTTTACCTCCATGCTTTTGACCGCATATGATGCTAAATCGTGGAAAGTTACCATTTGCTATTCTCTTGATATTTTCTAATACTTTAGTTTGACCAATCATTCCCCCACCCTCTTCATCCAGGTACGGGTAATTCTATTCTTGACCTGAGTCTCAAACTCTCCTAAACTCCGATTCTCACAATAATAATTGATGAATAGATATCCTATTACCTCATCAACGACGGCACTAATTGAGTTACAAGAGCAGCCTATACCGGTATTATTAATTCTTAAAGTCTCACGCTGTCCGGTATCGCAAATCTCATAATCATAGTTGGTAATATTAAATGCTTCACATATTGGTTTTATTTCCTCCAATACCTTGAGTCTTTTCTCTTCTAAATATTTCATATCCCGCATTGCTCTACCTCCTGACATAATAGAATCAAGGTTGCTTCGATGAGTGGTTTAGGATTTGGCTCCCATTTGATATCTGCATTAAGTCTGATTACCTCATCAAGTAACCCCTTGATATCTTGATACTCCTCATCAGTATATCCATTAAGCGCCTCTTCATAGGTTGATGGAATCTGTAAATACTCAAAATCGCCCATCAAGAAATACTTATAAGCATCTAATAGAAAATTCATATAGAGTTTCATAAATTGCTTTAAGTCAACACCACTTCTATGAGCCTCTTCAATAATCTTAACCACCTCATCTGCTTTGGCGTCAATGATATTATCAGTTAGGTCAAACATGATATTATAATCGACCGTACCAAGTGATTCTACCACCGTCTTAATGCTCAAATTGAGGTCATAGCTTAAGCATTTATCAAGTAATGTAATTGCATCACGCATTCCGCCATCTGCTAATTTCGCTATATAACCAAGGGCCTCCATATCGTAAATGATATCTTCTTGATTAGTCTCATTCTCCCAATCAAGGATTTGCTTTAATCGGGCTACTACTGATTGATAGGTGATTCTCTGGAAATCGTATCGCTGTACCCTTGAGATGATTGTTGCCGGTATCTTTTGAGGGTCAGTGGTACAGAAGATAAATACTGTTTGAGCCGGCGGTTCCTCAATCAGCTTAAGCATCGCATTCCATGCCCCGGTTGATAACATATGACATTCATCAATAATATATACCTTATATGCTGCATCAAGTGCTTTGAACTTTGCATTATCAATGATATCTCTCACATTCTCAACCCCATTGTTTGACGCTGCGTCAATCTCAATCGGATTACCTTCATGGTCATTGATTTCATTTGCAAAGATGCGGGCACAGGTGGTTTTACCTGTCCCTGCTCCTCCTGTAAATAGATAACAGTTCTGATGAGTTTTAGTCCTTAATTGCTCTTGTAATATTTTCTTGACCGCTCCCTGCTCTACTACATCATCAAATGTTTTAGGTCTATATTTTATAGCAAGTGCCTTCATTTAGTTTAACCCCGCAAACATCTTATTAAATAGGAGTCCCACTTTTACCGCTGATTTATTTCCTTTTACCTCAATCGTTACTTTACCATCCCCGGTCGATTCAAATAATATCTTTGCAGTCATATTCATCATATTATTTTTCCTCCTCTAAATAAGTTTGTAATTGCTTAAAAAGTGATTCATCTATTATATAGAAATTTTCCGGATTTCTTAAATCCCCAAAATTAAATGCTACCGCCCAATATGGTTTCCCCATTGCAAATGCCTCTTCCTTGATTTTATCAATCCAATCTCTTTTGATGCTCATGGATTGTTTTTCAGTCATTGCTGTCTTACACTCAATACAAAATTGGTCGGTCGTAACATCGCCTTTCATAAAAGCAGTCGCCCCGCTATTTGGCTGTCTCTTGCCCTTGAGCTTTTTCGCCACTCTTGACTCTTGAGCTTTACTATATTTTCTTGTGTTCATTTTACTTTCGCTCCCTTATTTGATCCTCTATATAATCAGGTTCCCCAAACAGTTCAAACATTAGATCCGGATCCTCAAATGGGTCACAATCATTACATTGGCCTACCAAGTATTCTGCCTCATTATATATCTTTCCACATCCCTCACAATATTTCTTTTCCATTTAGTCTAACCCCCTATTTTCTAAATATGTTTCCTCTTCTATTGCGGATTTGATAACCCATCCAGTCCACTTGATTTCTCTGAGTTGCTTATCCATTTCCTTGACCGCTCTCTTGAGTTCTTCCTCATCATCAAAGGGGTTATTGTATCCGTGATTACCACACTCTGGTCCAATACCAAAATATTTACTTACTGGGTTGGTCAAGGTCCTGCCGCATCTCATGCAGTGGGTTGTTACCTCTTCGGTAATCTCTCCCCATAATTCCATCTGTACCATTCCTTTGGTTTCCTTGAGCTTTCTACCCACCATGATTCTCATTGGCATTGGGATTCCGTTATTCCATTTATCATGGAAATCAAATTCCGGAGTTGATGGTTTAATCATGTATTGTCTGACCTTGATTCTATATATCTTATCTCCTGCTACCTCCTCGACCTGCTGAGATGCCCGGGAGACTCGCTCTCCTGCTCCTTTATTTAATACTATGGTAAGTTGACCGTCAAAATTCTTTAACCCCTTGAGAGCGGAGTCTAGGCTATCAAATGATTGACCATTGACTTCCACCGCTCCTTTATAATCCTTTAGCAGGTTTAGCACTTATCTCACCTCCCAATAATTTCCTACGCATTTGTGACTACAATTATATTTACTACCGGTAATTTTCCTCCAGAAAATCTACTAACAACTTCTCATTTTCAAAAGTAAAGTATAATACTTTACCTTCTTCGTACCTTGCATATATTTTTACGCGCAGTATATACGGGCTATTTTTGGTAAACTGTACAATCTCAATACTATCGTTTCCGTCGTAGCCGCCTGTGGCCAAAAAGTTCACATCATCATTATCTTCCTGGTATACTTCCAATTCTTCCATTAACGTTTTCAATTGCTTCATCATTAGTACACCTCCTCAATTCCGTATGAATTGAAATATTCTGACAAAAAGTTATTTGCTTTATCAGTATAGGTACCGCCATAAACCAGTACATCACCCAGTTTGCCGACCAGTTTGCCGCCCAGTTGCTCATCATCATCCCATGTCGCCTGAAATGCTTCAATCAGTATTTCATCCATTGCTTCGTAATCACTTTCGTCCATTATTTTTTGCAAATAAGCTACCTTCATTTCTCTTTCTGTCATTTCTTTTTCTGTCATTTCTTTTTCTGTCATTTCTTTTTCCTCCTTGAGTTTTGTGAGTTGTTTTATCTCTTATCTCTTAATAATATTATACAACATATTGATTGAAAAGTCAAGCCTTTTTGGTAAAAAAAAGTAAAAAAAAGAAGGGCTTTCGCCCTTCAATTTATTTAGTTGAAATCAACTCCGATACCTTTTCAGATATCTCATTATATAAATGAGGGTCGTTTTGAAGACACTCAATCAAATTTGGTTTACCTTGTACCTTGATGATTTCTCCCTCTTCATCTGTGATTATCTCTCCGGTCTCAATATCTACGAAATTAAACCATGCCCCTGCTTGATAGATAATCCCATACTTCAATGCCACCTCTATGGTATCCGCTATCTTATCAATACCGGTTTCATAATTGAGGGTATAATATCCGACCCTTCTATCTGGTTTACAAGCTTTAGTCTTTGCTATATTTATCAATACCTGATTGCCTGCTGGGGTCTCTGCACTCCTCTTGAGTTCATTTCCTCTTTCATCAATATAGGATCCCTTTTGGAACATCAATCTGACGCTACAATTATGCTTCCACCCCTTACCGCCGGTTGTAATCATCCCGCCATAAGGACTATTCATATTCTCTCGCATCTGATTTATACCAATGAGGGTGCAATTATACTTACTGCATAATAGCTCTGCCTTTTTACTAAATAGAGTCAATGCCGCTGCAATACCGCCATAAGTCTTTTCTTCCATGGTCTTTTCATATGCTTGAGCTGATAACATAACCCCAAGACTATCAATAACCACCAATCCAACTTCATCAGTCTCCATCATTTGCAGTAACATCTCGAATATCTGCTCTGCCGTCTGACTCTGGGGTTTTAATAGTACCATCTTGTCAGTATCAACCCCAAGCTTCCGCGCCCATTCCTCATCAAGGGTATTTTCGCAATCTGCATATACCACTTGCTTTGGACCTCTTGCTTTGAGATAATCAAGTCTTGCCTGCTGCTCTTTTTTTCTCTTATCTATTGCTTCCAGGTCTTTGATTTCTTGCTCCCACTCATCATAAAATAAGGGTTGAGCATTTGCCGCGATATCAAGAGCAGTAGTGGTTTTACCACCATTTTCCTCCCCTGCAAACTCAACGATTCTTCCTCTCGGTATTCCACCATATAACATGTAATTTGCTCGAGGACTGCTAAATGGTATCTTTTGAGTCTGGATAAGTGGGATACCTCTTGCTGCAATCTCTTCTTTGTATTGCTTATTAAACTGTTTAATTAATATATCTAATTTACTCATTATTGCCCTCCTACTCTACTGGGGTCAACTCTTGCAATCTCATACTCAACCATTCGTCTTGACATGATTTTCTTAACACTCTGCAAGGTCTCATTTGCTGCTTCCATCCTGAGTTTTACTTTTTTGTATGCTCTCTGATATGCGATGTGAGCTATATATTCATTCTGCGTTGCCAGCTCTGCCGCTGCTGTTTTATCTGCTATCGTCCCGGTTGCTTTATCATAGATTTCATTGTATAGCTCTTGCTTGACTGCTTTTGCCACATCTTCCTTAATACCCAACGCCTCCTGAGCCTCTCCGGTGAAATAAATCAATACCGGGATATTAAGAGCGAAATCATCAAGCTCCCGGTCAGTAGGCGGATTTGCGGTGTCATTAAGGATATTTCTGATGAATTGCATATACTCATCAAGTGACCTACAATATTCTGATACCAATCTATTTACGATTGAGTCCACTAGGTCACTATTTTCATCAATCCTCTTTTGTAGACTCCTTACTTTACCTGCATCAATATCACCACTTAATGCTGATTCAGATATCTTCGCCATGCCTCTGCCACCTCTTTTCCCCATTTCTTTCCTGCCCATTGGTCAAGATTATCAAGAAAAGTCTTTGCATCATAGTCAAATAATATCCTTTTCTTTCTCCCTGGTATCCTAATATTTAATACCTGGTCATCATTCAATGGGTTTCCCGTTGCTAAATATTTAACATTTAATGACCTTGCTCCTGCGTCTCTGATTCTCTTGAGTTCCTGGATTGGTACAAAAGTAGTGATGTCATGCTCGATAAACCAAACAATGATTCCTGCCACTACTCCTGGTATTTTAGATTTTTCTACCAATCCGCCCCACTGGTCTTTTGTAATTGCTGAGGCGAAATTGAGGGTATTGCCGGAAAATGCTTTGCATTCGAAATAATATTGATATGGTAATCTATATACTCCAAAGTCACATATATTTCTAATCCCGGCATACCCTGCCATCGGATCTGGAAAACGGTCAAGTGAGATATCAGGATGTTTTAAGAATGCTTTTTTTATCGCATCTTCAAACTGCTTCCCTCTGCTCACTCGCATCAGTTACCCGCCTTCCTACACTCAGTCTTGTAATTACAATATTGACAAATCTTTTTTGTGATATCAGCCGGAATGGGTGGTGGGGTCAATTTTCTCACATAGGTATCACATTCCTCAATTTTAGATACTATTAAGTCGAATTTCATATCATCAGTAACTTCTAAAATATATGCTTTTTTATCACAATTGTCTCGGTTCTCATATAGAAACATTATCTGATTAATCCCAAGGCAGGTGGCATATGCAGTACCCTGAGGGATATGCTCTTCCGCTACTCCTGACCTATTCTGCCATTTATAGATTGTTTCCGTCTTAATCTCAAGGATGTAATATTGATTTTTGTACTTGATGATTCCATCGCATAGGAAACTAATGTTAAGGTCTTTGTGATATAGTTTAGTTTCATATCCCTGCTGCTTGACTATTTCTAAATAATCCAGACCTCTCATCTTAACAAATTTCGCTACGTCGATATATTCGCAATCTATCCCAAAGTCTTTCATATGGGTTACCGCTTCCTGCAATCTCTCATGCCGGTCGCTACCGGATTGTAAGATTCCCACAAGAGTAGCATTTTCTCTATGCTTATCAGGGTCGGCGCCGGTTACTTGGAAGTACATATTCCTTATACAAGTCATTGAGGATGGTTTATAACTTTTCGAAGGAGTCCTTCCATCTATCGAATGCTGTTTTTCAATAGCTGCTTTGAGGTCGGCCACGAATTGCTCATTGATTGGCATTTCATTTGTGGCTGCCTCTATCAGCTTAAATATGTTTTTAAGACTCTGACGCTTCGCCATTATCCATTACCCTGTCATCCTCTAGCAGTGCCACAATCTGAGTTATTTTTCCGGATACCATTTTTACTGCCTGCTCATGTCCATACCATAGTTCAACTACTTCGCCCTCTTGAGCTGATACTTGAGATTTGAGAAGCTCGATATCTGCGCAGCATGTAAATGCTTTGAAGTTCTGACTCTCTTGATATTTGATAAGTTCGGTACCATTACTCCTCTTGCTGCTAAACATTACGCCATCAGTTGTAAATGTGAGATAAACCCCATTTTTATCATATTCGCTTACAAATAGAGAAAGTCTATCGAGTACATTTAGCAATGCCTCCTTTGGCAATTTGCATACGCTATCAAACTCAGTCAATACATATGCCTCGATTGCTTCCACCGGATAATCTTCAATGCCGTCAAGCTCTGACCCGTAGAGGATCGCATTGTTTGTAGTAAATAGGATTTTATTATTGACGATCTCTGCGGTAACTTTTTCCTCATCCATGATGGATAATAGCTCAACCAAATCAGTTGGAAGCAATATCTTGCGTGGGAGTACCTTGACCTCATTACTACATACCTTGAAGGTGTCGGTGGTGATTACCTTATCATCAAAATAATATCCGGTCAAGCAAGGGACTTCCATAGTCTCTGCCACCGCCGCTTTATTGGCGTTTAGGATTGTCTTAATGGTTGATAGATTGATTATAGATTTCTCTGCTTTCTTATGGTCGAATTTGTAATCTGGAAACTTAATCAACTGGCCTTCCTCATCAAGTGGAAGTTCGATATTATAAGTACCATTTCCTTTTACTTCCAAGCTACTCTCTTTTAATGTCAGTGTGATGGTCTCAGTCGTTATCTTCGCCACCAATTTGCTGAACAGCTCCGTTTGCACCACTACATAGAATTCCTCTCCCTCAACTTTATCAATGATTTTAAGGGTATTGGCAGCATCTGTGGTAATGAGGGTCAAGACCCCATCCTGCCATTGGATTGCCATTAGTGATGTGATTGGAATCATCCTGTTATTAGATGCTCCTTTGGTCGCTTTTGATACCATCTCCTGCAATTTGAGTGTTTTAAGCGTGAGCTTCATAGTTTGTTGCCTCCCCTTTATTTTTGTATTTGTTGACCTTTATAATTATAAAGGGTTTTCGGTTCGGTTGGTTGCCTTTGTTCATACTTTGAAACAATCTGAACGACTTTATATGTTATTGGTAGAATTACAATTTCATATCCCGTTTTGATTAACACTTGCGTAATCAGCATTACTACTAAATTATTTATCGGCATTTGCCCTAAGAAAGCTATCGGTAGGAAAATTAAACTATCTACTACTTCTCCTGCGAAACTTGATATGATAGCTCTCCATCCGAAGCCCTTATGGTCTGTTGGATGCTTCTCTTTCATTCTCTTAAACACTCTATCGTTAATGAGGTCTCCAATCATAAATGCCGACAGTGATGCAAATAAGATTCTTGGGGTGTTTCCCAATACTGCTCGAAAAGCTTCTTGATGGGTCCAAAATGATGGAGCTGGCGTTACTATAACTAAACTAAACACTATTACCATAAATAGGTTCGCAGCAAATGCCATATATGCAGTTAGTCGGCTCCAGCGATATCCGTATACTTCAGAGAATACATCTGATAGAATATAGGTAATCGGAAAGATGAATACTGCCGCGGTCATTATGATACCAAATGGTAGTAAAACCTGCTTTGCTGCTATTATATTACTAATTAATAAACTTACCGTAAATAATAGTGTTAGAATTAATTGTAGAAAACTAATATTATGGGTTTTTTTCATTGTGGTTGCCTCACTTTTTATTTCTTTTTAGTATCTATATAAAGGGTCTTGATGACCTCTTATTTTTACTAATTGATGCTCATCTATTATATAGAATATTTCACCAATCTGTAAAGGATTTTATTTCAATTTGCTCGCCCTCTAAAATAAACTGAGTCTCTTTGCTGTGATATCTAATTTAGTGAAATAATAAACCGGTAGTCCTAAATGAGATAACATCTTGAAATAGGGACTACCCATGATTGGTGATGGGTTATAATAGAGTACTGCATTATACCCTTTCTTATCCATCTTCTCTCTGATACCCTCTCCCAACTTCTTAAAATCACCGTCAGTCAGTTTAGATGGATGAACATCATAGTCGGTGTATAACTCATCTTCAAGACACAAACCATGCAAATCACTGAGGGTTCCAAACTCGTGTTTATTAGAAATCATCATTCTATAAAAATTGATATTCTTTGACCCGAGATATAATTCAGATGGTTTATAGTAACCGCCATCATCTTTTTTCTTAGCTGAGCATCCAGTACAAATCAATAGGTTATGTTTTGATTGTATCTCCTTAAATTCCTTGCTGCTATCAATGGTCTTAATTCCCCAAGTATTAGAGATATGATTCTTATAATCAGTCCAAACATTCATCTCATTTCCCCTTTAGAATAGTGGCAGCTTTTTAGGACCTGGTCGATACTGCAAAGCATTTGCTCTCTTATTCATGCATCTTGCATTAAATATGATTCGATTATCTGTTGATTCCCTCAATTCATCCAACGTAAACCCAAACTCTGATATCA